CCAAGCGCGGAGATGGGACGAGAACCCGAAGAAACATGACATCAACGCAATCATTGAAAGTATTTATCGCTATGGATTTCAGGACCCGCCAAAATTTGACCAAACACTAGGCGGCTTGATATTCGGCAACGGACGCACAGAAGCATTGATGCAAGCATTCGCCGCAGGCAAAGAACCACCGCGCGGAATCGTCGTGGACAAGAAAACCAAAGAATGGTGCATACCTGTGGTCTTCGGTAATGACATCACAAGTTATGACGTGGCGCGTTCCTTCGCTGTGGACCATAACAACTTAACAATGGCAGGCTCACACACGCCCGAAGACATGGCACGCATGTGGACGAAAGAAGGCTATCAAGCCTTGATGCAAAGTTTGAAAAACGTAAGTGAGTTACCCATCACCGCATGGGTGATTGATGATAAAAAACAAAAAGACCCAGGCGCGCAACTTGAAAAAGCGGATGAACTGCAAGCCAAATGGAAAGTGCAAACAGGTGACGTGTGGCAACTAGGCGACCACATCCTGATATGTGGAGACAGTACCAAAGATGAAACGTATAAACAAATTTTCGCAATCAATCAATCAATCAATCAATCAATCAATCAATCAGAGTGATTTTAAGAAGTTTGATTTATGTGTCACATCGCCGCCTTATGGCGTTGGAAAGAGTTATGAAGAAAAAGGTATTGAGCCGTGGTTTGAAACCATACGACCTGTTATCAAAAACATTTGTAAATATGCAAAGATTGTGGTCTGGAATATTGGCGATCTGTATTCAACAGGTGGACAATTCATCGAGCCAACCTTTGCATATTCAATCAACATGTTTTTGGAGCAAGGCTTTCGCGTTTTATACATTCGGATATGGCAAAAGCAAGGAATTAATTTTGGTGTGGGTAAAAGTTGGTTGGTCACCAATAAGCCAGCACCTCAATATGAATGGGTGGGTGTGGTGGCGGATGGTGAAGAAATTCCAACCGTTGAAAATTATGAGCAGGTCATTGGATTCGCAGATCAGCAATATCGTTTCGTCAAACGATTATCAAAAGAAGATCGTAAAGACTGGGGTTATGCAGGTATTTGGAAAATTAACACCGTGCCAGTAAACGACAAACATCCAGCAATGTTTCCAACTGAATTGCCAGAGCGCGTGATTAAAATGCACACGGACGAAGGCGATGAAGTATTAGAACCTTTCAGTGGTTCAGGCACAACCATAGTGACCTGTGAAAAGTTGAAAAGAAAATGCAGAGCCATTGAATTAGACCCAAAATATGTAGCAGTGACTTTAGAAAGATGGAGTGGTATGACAGGCAAGCAACCTGCGTTACTAGAGCGAAATGGCAAAAGGAAGAAAAAATAAACCAACGGCAATAAAAATATTGGCAGGCAATCCAGGCAGGCGTAAGTTGAACGACCAAGAGCCTGAGCCTGATGTGATTCTGCCTGTTGCCCCAGAAACACTCAGCGAAATTGGCAAAGCCAAATGGGATGAAATCTCGTTGAAGCTCTACAACCAAGGCATTCTCACCGAATTGGATTTGGATTTATTAATGCTGTATTGCCAAAACTATGAAGGCTACGTGGATGCCAAACAAAAAGTCAAAGACTTTGGTGGCGAAGTTGTAAAAACAGACAAAGGCAACCTCATGCAAAACCCATTCTTAAGCATTGCCAACCAACGCGAAGAAAAAATGATCAAGATGCTTTCCATGTTTGGCATGTCACCTGTGGATCGTACAAAAGTGAAATCATACAACAAAAAAGCCAAGCCCAAAAGCTTAGCTGAAAAGTTTTTTAATGCACCTGTTACAGCAGATAGGAAAGTACCATGACAGATACAGAGATAAAGACGCAATCTCAAACCAAAAATTACATCGTTCATTCAGGCTGGTTGGGTAAGAGTGAAATAGAAGTAGAAATAATAGAAATTGAAAATGAGCGTGCCATTGTAAAGGCTACACAAGGTTTCCCGTTTGATATGTGGCACGAAAGCCGAGAGATTCCCTGCGGGGCAAAGTGTGTGTTTCACAACGACACCTATTGGTATGACGCGAAAATCGTATCTGTTCACAAAATCACCAACCAGTCCATCAATGATGAAGCGCAAAGTGAGTAAGTAATCATGGCTCGTAAACTACACCGCGCCGAACGTTACATGCGAGCTGTCATCAAAGGCAAAATACCCGCTTGCAAATGGGTCAAGTTGGCTTGTCAACGCCACATAGATGACTTGAAAACTGCAAAAGAACGCGGATTTTATTTTGACCCTGAAGCCGCGCAGTATGCCGAAGATTTTTTTACCGAAGTATTAAAGCACCCGCAAAGTTCTGTGCATAGCGAAGCAGGCGACCCGTTTGTATTAGAAGATTGGCAAGTTGCTATGCTCATCTACATTCCATTTGGTTGGAAGCGCATCGCTGATGGCACAAGAAAATACCGCCGCATCTTTTGCGCCATTCCTAAAAAGAACGGCAAGAGTACCATCGCCAGTGGATTAGATATTTTTTTATTAACTGCTGATAACGAAATATCATCACTCGTTTATGCCTTAGCAGGTTCACGTGAACAGGCGGGCATTGTATTTAACGCTTCAAAAGCAATGGTTGAGGCAAGCCCTGAACTGATAAAAATATGTGAGCCTTTCAAAAAAACAATCATCCGCCAAGATACCAACTCGGCTTTTCACGTCTTAGCATCTAAGGTAGGCACAGCACATGGCTGGAATGCCCACGCAGTCACAATAGATGAACTTCACGTTCAACAAAACCGTGAGCTGTTTGATGCGCTATGGCAAGCAGGCAAAGCTCGCCGCCAACCTATGTTTATTATGCTTACCACCGCAGGCTACGACCGCCAATCTATATGTTATGAAATGTGGGAATACACCCAGCGCATATTAGAAGGCGTGGTCCAAGATGATTCATATTGGGGTGTCATTTACACCATAGACGAAGGCGATGATTGGACCAATCCCAAAACATGGCAGAAAGCCAACCCAAACTTAGGGGTCACCATTCCGATCAACACATTTGAAGAAGAAGTACAAATGGCGATTGCAATACCTGGTTATCAAAACACATTCAAACGCTTGGCATTGAACGTTTGGACTGAACAAGAATCGCGCCTCATTACCAACGAAATGTGGTTAGCCAACTTGAAACCTTTGCCTGCACTGGAAGGTCAGGTGTGCTTTGGCGGGCTAGACCTTGCCGCTACCAACGACATTGCCGCCTTCGTCTTAGATTTTGCGTATGATGATGAAGCCCATTTCTGGCTTCCATTCTTTTGGATACCAGAAGAAAATATTGTTGAAAGAGCACGCAGTCACGGTGTCAATTATGAAGCGTGGGAGCGTGATGGCTTTCTAAGAACCACACCAGGCAACGTCATAGACCTGCGCTTAATAAAAAAACAAATCGGCGAACTAGGCGAGATATACAATATCAAGCAAATTGCTTTTGACCGCTGGGGTGCGCGTGAAGTAGTCGCAGACCTACAAGACATGGGTTTTGAAATGATTGATTTTGGTCAAGGTTTCAAGTCTATGCCTGCACCGACAAAAGAATTTTTACGTTTGGTGGCTTCCAAAAAATTACACCATGCAGGCAACCCAGTTTTATCTTGGATGGCAGGTAACTTAGTTGCAGAGCAAAACGCCGCAGGTTCTATCAAACCAAGCAAAAGCAAATCTAAATACAAAATAGATGGTATCGTGGCAGGCATCATGGGTTTAGATTTAGCACTGCGCCATCCAGAAACAAAAAGTGTATATGAAGATCGCGGGCTTCGCTTTATATAAACAGACTTGACTTCCTTTGGCAGTTGCGTCCTAATGATGGCAACAAGGAGATTGAAATGGCAACCGTAAAACAAGCAAAAGAATCGGCTTGACGCGAACTTAATCAATCACGACCGCAAAGCCAGTTCACAAGGTGGTCACAACTGGACCCACGTTGGCGATTTGAATCACATCCTCGATGAATTGCAAAACATCAACAACTTCATTCGCCCGCGCAACCCTTGACGAATTAGAAATCTTGTTCTAAATTTTATCTTGATAAATCTCAGGGTGCCCCCCTCACTCTGGGATTTATCATTTAACAGGCTTGTCAAAATCTACAAAAGTGCTATAATATTTTCAACTGAATAACGACTAGGCGTGCCGCGATTCATTTGTGGCGTTTCTTTCGGAGTGATGCCGCCCGAAGACATATTTGTCTTCGGGCGGTTTTTGTTTAAGGAGTTTTATGCCAATACAGACAGGAAAAAAATAATCTATGGAAGCCGCTATAAATTCATACATTGGATTGCTCATTCAAGTTCCATTGGTGGGGATGTTTATTTGGTTTACCTTACGCCAAAACAAAGACTTCCTGACAGCAATGGAAAGACGCGATGAGCAATGGAGGGAATTCTTAAACAAACACACTGAATCAACCAATCAAGCCATCGGGCGCATCGCCGAAGAAGTCAAACAGCTGGGGCGCGAAATATCCGAAATGCGTGGCAGAGACAAATGAAATTATTTTCTTTTTTTCAATCGCTCGACCGCAACGAAGTTGCCTACTGGCTTGGCTTGCTGATGTTATTTGCAGGTGTCGCCTTGCATGTTTCTATGGCAACAGCCTTGATGATTTGCGGCGGCATTATTGTCGCCGAATCGGTGTTGACCTCGTACTTCTTGGCGTGGGTTGCACCTCGTACCTTAACAACAGGAAAGAAATAATCCATGCCTATCACGGCAAAGATGGTGGAGGAACGTTCAGCTTTTCACGTCTCTCAATCACCGCCTGGTTGGGTGGTGCGTGGCTATGGCATGGGGTCGTATGCAGGCGAAGAAGTTTCCGTTGAAGCCGCATTAACAGTGGCTTCGGTGCTTGCGGCATTCACTATATTGATGGAAGACACTGCCAGCCTGCCGTTGATTACCTATCAGCGTTTAGAGCGTGGCAAAGAACGTTTTTATGACAGTCCATACTACGTACTATTACATGACATTCCAAATCCAGAACACACCAGCTTGGTCTACCGTGAATTCATTATGGGTCACTTGCTTGGCTGGGGCAATCACTTCAGTCAGAAGATATGGGATCGTCGCGGCATCTTGCGTGAGTTGTGGCCCCTGCGCCCCGACCGCATGAAAGTATTTCGTGAAAACGGCGAGCGCAAATATTTATATACCGAAATGAATGGTAACAAGCGTGCATTTCGTCAAGAAGAAATCTGGCACATCCCTGCTTTTGGCTTTGATGGTTTGGTCGGATACTCGCGTATCACACAAGCACGACATGCCATCGGGCTTTCGATTGCGGCAGAAAAGTTTGGTAGCAAATTCTTTGAGAACGGTGCAGTGCCGGGCGTGGTGATTCAACACCCCAGACAGATGGAAGATAAAACCTACAACCGCCTCAAAGAATCTTGGAATGAAGAATATCGTGGTGCAGATAAAGCACATCGTATGGCAATTCTGGAAGAAGGCATGACCATCGAGAAGATTGGCATCCCACCTGATGATGCCCAATTTATCGAGACGCGTCGCTTTCAACTTGGTGAAATTGCGCGTATGTTCAGAGTGCCACCTCACATGCTTGGTGATGTAGAACGCAGTACCAGTTGGGGTACGGGTATTGAACAACAAGAGATTGGTTATTTATCACACACCTTGCGCCCGTGGTTAAAGCGCATCGAGCAAAGCGCACAGAAAGATTTATTACTCGAAAGCGAACGCAAGAAGATTGTCATTGAACATTTGGTGGAAGATTTCTTGCGAACAGACATCGCCACTCGCATGAGTGCTTATGTTTCAGCGATTAATAACGGCATACTCACGCGCAATGAAGTACGTGAGATGGAAAACAAAATGCCGATGGCAGGCTTGGATGCAATGCTGATTCCGTTGAATATGACCGTGGTTGGCAAGTCTGATACAAAGCCAGCCCCAAGCAAGCGCGATGTTGATATCGAACCACTGTTCAAAGACATGCTCGAACGACTGGCGCGCCGTGAAGCAAATGAAGTACGTGATGCAAGCAAACGTTGCAAAGATAAGCCTGAAAAATATGCCGCATGGCTTGAGAATTTTTATCAAAAAGAACACCGTGAATTTATTGCGCAATTATTCAAGCCATTTGTTGAAGCAAATTATTTACAAGAAGAACGTGCAAGTGAAATTATTGCTGAATACTGTGAACTGCGTTGGCAGACTGTGTCCGCAGATGAAGCCCATGAACCAAGTGTAGAAACTATGTTGCGGTTGGTTGAGGAGTATAAAAATGCCGAATGAAAATAATCAATTACCCGACTTTGTCGAGACACGCTTTATCCAGTTAGAAGTGCGTGCTGAAAAACGCGCCGATGACAAGCTCGTTATTAAAGGGCAAGCCGCAGTCTTCAATCAGGAGACAGTCATTCGCGGTTGGTTTCGTGAACAAATTGAGCCCGGCGCATTTCGTAAGGTGCTCGAAAACAATCCTGACACGATTGGTTGTTTTAATCACAATTGGAATGTTGTCTTAGGGCGCACCACTGCCAACACATTACTTTTGAATGAAACACCAAACGGCTTGGATTATGAAATTGATATCAACCCCGATGATCCCGAAGCCATGAGTGTTTATGCCAAAGTGGCACGTGGCGATGTCAGTCAATCGTCTTTCGCGTTTCAAGTAGGCAAAGAAAAATGGTTTTATCCGCCCGATGAAAGTAAAGAACTACCCTTACGCACGATTACTGAAATTTCTGAATTGTTTGATGTATGCCCTGCAACCTTTGGGGCATATCCACAAACGAGTGCAGCTGTGCGCTCGAAATTTCAACCAGCAACCGAATCAGAACCACAACCTCAGGCTGTATCAGGCGGTACAGAAGAGGAACTCGTAGTGCGACAAGTATTGCGAACCCGTGAATTGGATTTGATTGCACTTAAATATCCAATTAAGAAGGAGTAAGAACATGGAACGAGAACTTTTAGCAAAACGTAACACACTGGTGACTCAAGCCAGAACTATGCTTGACCTCTGCCAAAAAGAAAATCGTGATTTCAATGCTGAAGAGCAAACCAATTACGATTCGATTTTTGCAGATGTGGCAAAAATTGATAAGCAAATTGAAAACATCCGCAAGCTTGGCACAGTGGATGCTCCTGATTTCCGCACCAGTGAACCTGTGCGCCCAGAAGGTGACTCAACTCGCAATGTTGATGAAGAAAAACAAGCCCGTGCGTTGCAAGCCTTCTTCCGCAAAGGTGAAATCGGTGCTGAATTGCGTGCTTTGCAAGCCGATTCAGATGTATCGGGTGGATTCGTCACCACGCCACAACAATTTGTTAACCGCTTAATTCAAGCGATTGACAATCAAACATTTATTCGTCAATGGGCAACGCCAAATGTAATCGCGAATGCGCAATCACTCGGCATGCCTTATTTAGCCAGTGACCCTGACGATGCCGATTGGACGAGTGAACTCGGCACAGGCAATGAAGATAGCGGTATGAATTTTGGCAAGCGTGAATTGCACCCGCACCCATTAGCCAAACGCATCAAGGTCAGTAATAAATTATTGCGCCTCAACCCTGATGTTGAAAAATTGGTGATTGACCGCATGGCTTACAAGTTCGGTATCACGCTTGAAAAAGCAGGCATGACCGGTAACGGTGCCAATCAATACTTAGGTGTATTCACTGCTTCATCAAATGGTATCAGCACAGGTCGTGATGTCAGCACCGATAACACCACCACCGCCTTCACTGCCGATGGTTTGAAAAACGCCAAGTATGCCTTGAAAGCTGGCTACTGGCCCCGCGCCAAGTGGGTTTTCCATCGTGACGCAGTCAAGATGCTTGCCAAACTCAAAGATTCAGAGAATCGTTATCTTTGGCAATCTGCGATTCAACAAGGTCAACCCGATATGCTCGAAGGCATTCCGCTATTCACCAGTGAATATGCACCGAACACCTTCACAGCTGGTTTGTATGTGGGCATCCTGGGTGATTTCTCGTTTTATCACATTGCTGATGCACTGGATTTTAGCGTTCAACGTCTCAATGAGTTGTATGCCGCCACCAATCAAACTGGCTTCATTGGTCGCCTCGAATCAGATGGTATGCCAGTATTAGAAGAAGCCTTTGTGCGTGTGAAACTCGCTCCATCTTAATTTTTGATGGTGTGATTGTTCGTTGATGTAGAAGAATTTTATAAGGAGATAGACAATGAAAGATTTACATAACAACATCAAAGTCAGCCGTGCGATTAGTCCTGTGTCTGTTGGGGATAACACAGCCCAGGTTAGTCAAATTTTGGATACAGCCAACTTCAATGCCAACGAATTGGTGATTGCATTAGGTTCAATTGCGGATGCCGATGCAACCTTTGCAGTTTTGATGGAAGAAGGTGACGCTTCTAACTTAAGTGACGCTGCCGCTGTTGCAGATGCCGATTTACTCGGCACGGAAGCACAAGCAGGTTTCCAATTTGATGATGACAATGAAACCCGTAAGATTGGTTACATTGGCGCCAAGCGTTATATCCGTGCCACCATCACACCAACGGGTAATGCCAGTGCCGCTTTACTTTCCGCAGTTTGGTTGCAAGCAGGTGCACGTGTCGCACCACCAGCCTAACAGGTGAATGATGAATATTCGAATGCTTGCCTTACAAGCTGGTCCCAATGGTGTGCGCGAAATCGGCAAAGAATACGACGTACCTGAAAAAGAAGCCAAAGAGTTAATCAATGGTGGGTATGCCGAACCCGTGAAAGCCAAAGATGTAGAAGCGGTAGTTGAGCCGACTGCTGAAAAGAAAGCAGATAAAAACAAAGGCAAGAAAGATGCCGATGCTAAAGTCGAGTCGACTGCTGAATCGAAGGATGAAGCCAAAGGATAAGGAATCGCAAGCAGTGCCATCTGCTTGTTGTCCCGAACGCCTGTGTCAGATGGATAAACCTTCCCCATCTGGCACAGGCACTGCACAAACCAATGAATCTAAAACTGATCACCGCCCCCGAAGCTGAACCCGTTTCTCTGGAAACGGCGAAGTTGCATTTGCGCGTGGATTACGCCACCGATGATGCGTTGATTGCTTCATACCTCAAAACGGCACGCGAGCAGGGAGAAGGCTTGGCGCGGCGATCGTTCGTGACCGAGACATGGGAGCTGGTGCTGGATGCTTTTCCAAGCGAAGGCAGAATCAAATTACCACGTCCGCCGTTGCAGTCCGTGACCTCGGTCAAATATCTCGATGAAAATGCTGTTGAATATACATGGACCGATTACGTCGTAGATGCCCGCAGTGATCCTGGTGTGATTGTGTTCAATAGCACCCCCAGTGTGGCATTGCTTGAATCAGGTGCAGTGGCGATTCGATTTGTGGCTGGTTATGGTACAGCAGCGGCAGTGCCCGCTACGTTTGTGCAAGCCATCTTATTGACGGTTGCGTATTGGTATGAAAACCGAGAAGCCATTGGTGATGTGCCATCCCATGCCGCGCAGTTGTTTGTGTCTGACAGATCGAGCTGGTTCTAATGGCTGATTTGAAAGTGCATATCAATGAACTGAATCGACGCATCACGTTTCAAACACCAACCATTACAAAAGTGAATGGCGCGCAAGTGGAGACGTACGCGAACGTGGGCACGAATTTAACCGTGTGGTCGAAATGGGAATATGACCATGGGCAAGAGCTGGTGTCCAGTGAAGCAGAAAAATCAAGCCAGCGTGCCACGGTCACAATCCGATATCGAAGCGATGTATCTGAAAAATGGCAGGTGCTGAACGGTAGCGACACATGGAAGATTGTCTCGATTGACCACGTGCGTGAGAAAAACCGCTGGACCGTCTTGCGAGTCGAACGTGTGAAAGGCACAGTATGAAAGTTGATTTGCAATTCAAAGGTTTTGATGATTGGCTGGAAAACCTTGCGAACGCTGACGAGAATGTTGAAGATGTAGTCACGGAATTGCTTGAAGATATTGCACCCACCATCAAACCAGAGATGGTAGATAGCCTTCAAAGGACATCTGAAGAATATACAGGTGAAACCGCTGACTCGATTCAAACTGGAAGCACACAAAAAGAAGGCAATTACATCTTTGTCGAAACCCTCGCTGGCGGTAGTAATGTGCCCCAAGCAGGCTTCAAGGAATTTGGTACAACACGCCAAGCCGCTGAGCCGTTTTTTAGAACCACCTTTCGAGGTCATCGCTTGAGAAACAGACTGAAAGCAGGCATGAAGAAAATAGCGAATGATGCAGGTTTGAAATGACCACAGTCATGCAACGCATGGATGCGGCACTCGCAACCCTCAGCCCAGCTGTGCCGTATGCAGTTGCCCCATACAAAGGTGATTTACCTAGTCACTTTATTGTGTATCAACTCATGCCTTCGCCGCCCGAATTACATGCCGATAATCTCGAAGAAGAACGTTTTTATACCATTCAAGTTTCTATTTGGGATAAAGCAGGCCTTCCAAATGAAACCAATGTAGATACCGCCGCATTAGCCGCAGGCTTTATGAAAGGCGATGTAAACCAGTTACCGCAGGATTTGCAAACGCATCATTACGGACTGGCAATTGAATATACCTATTTAGAAACAAAGGAGTAAAGCATGAGCAACGCTGAAGAGAAAGTTGTCGTTGGTGTAGATGAAGTGTATTACGCACTCATCACACAAGACGATGCAGATAATTATGTGGCTGGTGTGCCAGCCAGACTCGCACCCGCGATGGAAATCAAAGCCACGCCAAAAAGTGCAAGTGAAACCTTGTATGCCGATAATGGACCGCATGATGACATCAGTGCTGAAGGTGCAAGTGAACTGGAGTTGATGTTTCCCAACATTGCCGAGCCATTGCTTGCAACCTTAAAAGGCGCAGTGGTAGATACCGCCACAGGACGCATTTTTGATAATGCTGACCCTGCACGCGCACCGTATTTTGCACTTGGTTATCGCTTTAAGAAAAGCAACGGCAGTTATCGCTATCGTTGGTACAACAAATGCCGCGTTGAACCTGATGCTGAAGAAGCACAGTCTCAATCGGATTCAGTCAACATGAAAGCCAAAAGCATCAAGGTCAGTGCTTTGAAGACTATTTACAAATTTGATTTGTTAGGTGATGGCTCGTTGATGGATGGTGTCAAACGTGTACACGGTGACCAAGACACCGATGGTTTTGATGCCTCCACTTGGTTTGCCGCCGTGCAAGTACCTGTGGCTGGAACACCCAGCGCGTTCACACTCACACCAGTACCTGCTGATGGCGCAAGCGGTATCTCCGTCTCTGCAAACTTAACGCTCACATTCAGCAACCCGCTGGCGGGTGGTCGTGAAGCGGGCATCATCTTAGTGGATGCCGATACACAAGCCGCTGTGGCTGTGGCACGCACGCTTAACTCTGCCCGCACTGTGGTCACATTGAATCCAAATTCAAACTTGAGTGCTTCTACCAATTACTTGATCATCGTCCATGATGTTGTGGATATTCACGGTCAAGCATTGGCGAACACAGTTGTCAATTTTGAGACTGCATAATTTTATAAAAAGTGACAGTCACCTCACGAGGTGACTGTCACTTTAGGAAGGCATATTAATGGTTTCATCCATTACATTAACTTTATACGATTCCAACAATGAGCCGAAGCGCACGCTTACGCGTTCGTTTTTGCCGTGGGGCATTTTGGAAATGGCGATTGACCTGCAACAAGATTTTGAAAATCTCGAGCAAGATGAAGATGGAAAAGTGATCGGGATTGAAAAAGAAAACATTGTTAAGTTAACTGAATTTATTATTTTTATCTTTGGCGATCAAGTGACTGTAGATGAAATTAATAAAGGTGTAAGCATTGAAGATATGTTTGCGGCATACACCCAAATCTTCACGATGGTCTCAGCCATTATGAAGAAAAACCCTACGATCGGGCAGGCAGTGAACAGGAGCAAGAACCTGAAACCGTCAGCCCGATAAAAAACTGGGCGCGCAGAGTCAAGTATATGCTCCTCGATACAGAGAAGTTAGGAAGCCTGCGCGACATTCAAAAAACTGATTTTAGAGACGTGTTGTTTTTTATGATGGAATATCCAATTCATAAAAAAGAAATTGTTGAACCGAAGAAAAAATACACACCTGGTGACTTAACTGATTTTGCATAAATTATGAGCCAAGCACTCGAACAACTCTCTGGCAAGTTAGGCATTGACGTAACCGACTTCAAAACAGGCGTACGTGAAGCGGACCGTGAAATGCGCCGTCTTGAAAGTGGTTTCAAGGCTTCTACTGCCACGCTTGGAGATTGGTCAAAATCAGCCAGTGGATTAGAAGAACGAATCGTTTCCCTCACCAGCAAAGTGGATATTCAACGCGCAAAGGTTGCCGCCGTGCGTGAAGAGTATGAGCGCGTCAAACAAGAGACAGGCGAAAATAGCCGCGCCACAAAAGAAGCCGAGATTGCACTTAATAAACAAGTTCAAACGCTGGGTGAAATGGAAAAAGAGCTCGGCGAATCTGAACAAGCATTACAAGAATTAAGCACCGCAGAAGACGAAGCAGGCAACAGTGCCGATGAAGCCAGTGGCAAAATGGATGGTTTCAAAAATGTAATTGGAGGAATCGGTGCAGTCGTATCGGGCACAATCGCAGTCGTTGCCGCACTTGCGGCGGCGGTCGTTGCTGTTACTGTAGCAATTGGTGGTTTGGTATTTGCAACTGCGAACTCTTCAGCAGAACTTGTGGATTTATCTACAAAGACAGGCATCTCTACAACGCGCCTGCAAGAGCTAGATTACATCGCTGGTCAACTGGGTACAACCCAAGAAACAATCACAGGCTCATTTAGAAAACTGACGATCTCGATGTCTGGAGCACAAGAGCAATATGAAGATTACAACGCCGCCCAAGCCGAAGCACAAGCAAATGGTGAAGAGTTTAATGGGCAACTCGGTGATAGTGCCGCCGCATTTGAACAGCTCGGTGTTAGTGTACTCACATCCACTGGGGAACTCAGAGACCGTCAAGAAGTTTTTGACGAAACCATCACCGCACTTGGCATGATAAGCAATGAAGCTGAACGTGATGCCTTAGCATTGCGGATTTTTGGAAAATCCGCAATGGAACTCAACCCGCTCATTAAAGCGGGGGCAGGTGAGATGGCTAACTTAGCAGAACAGGCTCATCGTGTGGGTGCGATTATGTCTGAAGAAGATGTAGCGGCGATGGAAGCCTTCGATGACACGCTTGCTTCATTACAAGCAAGTCTGAAAGGCACACTCGGCACATTAGCAGCGGCGTTTCTACCTGGCTTTCAAATGGTCTTTGACCAACTAGGCGGGTACTTAACCGAATTTTCCGACATCGTTAGAGGCGCAGATGGTGACTTTGGAAAAATAGCTGATGGCGTAGGCGGCTTGCTCGGAAAAATTATCAGTGATGTTGCCACACAAGCCCCGCAAATGCTTCAAGCGGGTTTGGGTATTTTGCAATCCATCATTGATGCGATAGTAACCAACCTACCTACACTCGTTACAGCCGCGATTGATATTGTCATGTCACTGCTTGACTTTATTATTCTTAATCTACCTGTTTTGATTCAAGCAGGCTTGGATATCATCATCGCATTAGTAACTGGCATCGCGCAAGCCTTGCCGACCCTGATTCCTGCGATTGTACAAGCTATCTTATTGATTGTGACCACATTAATACAGAATCTACCTTTATTAATTGACGCCGCATTGCAATTAATCCTGGCCCTGGTGCAGGGCATCTTAATGGCACTTCCAGTTCTAATAGCCGCCATGCCACAATTAATAGCAGCTATTTTGACAGCCATTCTTGAAAGTTTGCCGTTAATTGGACTAGCTGCAATTCAATTGATCTTCGCATTAGCATACGGCATTCTGGCAAACATTCCTGTCGTCGTGGTTGCTATCGGAGAGCTGATTTTGGCTGTAGGTAATGCTTTGCTTGAATTCATCAAGCGCACACCTGAACGAGGCAAAGAGATTATTCAAGGATTGGTGAATGGTCTGAAAAGCTCACAAGGCATGTTGTATACCGCTATCACGAACATCATCAATGGCATGATTGCCCGCATCAAAGATTTATTAGACATGCACTCGCCATCTGGGGTTGGTGAAGACATCGGTGAAAACTTATTTGATAGTGTTGGCTCAGGCGGTGTGCGTTCTGCTAAACAAATGCGAAAGATGTTGACGCAACAAATGCTGGGTTTAACCAACGACCTAACGCAAGCGGCAAGCCCTACTAGTGCAGAAGCAGGTATCGGCGTGGCAGGAGGCGGGTCTGCGTCTTCTTCAATCAGCATCGGCGACATCATCATCAGTGTGGCTGGCACCAATTTAACCGCTCCGCAAATTGCAACTGCTACCAAAAATGGTGTCTTAGATGCCATGCGCTCAAAAGGAATCGGGTGATGGTATGTATCGCTTAATTCGTTTTGGCACAACTTCCTTAACGTACTTCAACGAGATCGATTCAATTGGCTCTGGTGTCACGCCAACTGCTTATCAAGCATTGCCTGAAGGTGGCGCACTGGATTTATATGGGTCTTTGCAAAAACATCCTGCTACGGTTGAGCGCACAAAATCTTTGAGGTTGGGTGTGCCACAAGGTGCAACGGCTGAAATAAACCTTGAAAGAATTTATTTTCAATTGTTGAAATTACGTGGCAAGCGCGATCGCTTGTATCGAGAGACCATCAGCGGTGATATCCATTGGCAATTTGCAAGGCTCGTGGAAGTGATTGCAGAGCGTAGTTACGAACAAACCAAATACAAACGCATTCAGGATATAGAACTGCGCTTCATCACCCAAGAAGCCTTTTGGCGTGGTGATTTTGGTGGTGAGTGGTTTCTTGACAGCGGCGAATATTTTGATACAGGTCTGGCATTGGATAGCGCACAAATATTTCCTTTAACGTCTAGCCCAACAGAGTTCACAATTTCTATTGGTGAAAGTACAGATGCGGGTCGAGGGGCAACGCGAGCGGTCCGCATGGTGATCGATGCAGGCACATCCAACATGAGTGACATCACCATTGAGCGGGACGGTGGTGAATCGATCACATTTGATGGCACGATTCTTGCCAATGACCAACTTGTGATTGATACAGGCGTGATGCAGATCTTGAATGATGGCGTGGATGCCTATGCTGATTTAACACTCTCACCGACTGCCGATATGGCGGTTTGGTTTTCACTTCAGCCAGGCGACAATCCCATCACGGTCACATTTACAGGTGGTGGAACTGGCAGGAAGATTTCTTTTTCTTATTACGAGGTTTGGTTCTAATGACGAATAACCGCAAGACAACGCTATGTATGCAGATGCTTGTGTATGCTTTTTATGAAACCACATTCACGTACGAGCAAGTTAAGAAACACCTATTATTTTTCTTTGATGATGAAACCATTAAAGAAGCAAAATCAATTCTCGCCAACAAAGTAGGAAAACGTGCAGATTCGTAATTTTTGGGTTGACATTCAAAACAGCAGTGGTGCCCGAGTGGGTGCTGGACCGTTGCGCGCCTCAATGTTTCGCGTTAGTAGCAAACTCTCTGCGGCAGGCACGTTCTCTTTTGTTGTTTCTGCCTCCGATCCGAACCTGAGTGCCTTGCAAGAAAAACGAGTGGCAGTCTGTAAGTATGTGGATATCAACGGCGACGTGCAAGAATTTGGCAGTGGCATTATTGATAAGATCACGCGCCAAATCAATCAAGAGTCACGATTGGAATTACATGTCTCAGGTAACAACCTAGCCCGCGAGTTGCATTATCGCAGTGTGGCTGCGTTGGATTTATCAGGCGTGGGTGGGGCAGGCGTAGACAATGCTCCAGAACAAATTATGGCACTCGCACCCGCAGGCTGGACGATTAATAACGGTAAGACCGCCGTGAACGTGTATGCAGGTTTCAATGGCGAATCTGTATTGGCGGCATTGGCGCACGTGGGCGAATATATTGGGGAACATTGGCGATTGGGGGCAGGGCGCGTGATTGAATGGCTCGGCACTGCGGATACATTTGTGGCAAGTGGCGTGCGCGCCATCCAACATCTCAACGACCCTGTTGCTGCAGAAACAGCCCCTGCCATTGCGATCATCACCAGTTTGGAAGAAGAAAGCGATGCGGTAGATGTGTTGACGCGCATCATTCCGCGTGGCTCAGGCAATGGTGGTGTGATGTTGACCTTGTCTGCGGTGACGGAGTCTCCGCCTGTGGGTTACACCTTGAACGCGGGGAGTAATTACCTGAAGCGAGATGATTCGGAAAACACCTATGGGCGCATCGAACGGGCATTGGATTTCAAAGACATCAAGCCGATTTCCAACACCACACTGGATATTCAAGCCGCTGCCAATATGTTGTTGCAAGCAAGTGTGGAGCATTTGCGTCGGTATGGTATGCCACAAAAATTCTATCGCGTCAGTTTATCGAAGGTTGACCAATTGCTTCAACCTGGTACAACCTTGCCTTTGGTCTATCGCGTGTTGGTGGATGGTGTAGTCATCTATGATTTGAATGACACCTTTAACATTCTTGAAGTAGAAAACGAAATCACGAATGCAGGCGCACATACAACCGCTGTGATGGTTTCAACGATTGACCGTCTGCCTCAATCGGATTCAGATTTCTTGGCACAAAACGTGCAGGCAGGCAGGGTCATCACCGCGCATCAACAGCTGGGGGCAAGTGTCGATACGTTTACCTATCGAGATGAAATGGATAACTTCAAAGGTGCATCCTTCCGTTTTTGGACAGGCGATGAATACACATCCATTCAACGAGCGGTCTTGCGTTTTCGCATTCAACCTTTAAGAAGCACCGTTAAAAGTGTGGCCGGTGAATCCACAACAACATCCAGTGGCGGTGGGTCAACTAGTGGGAGTGGAGGCGGTACGACACCTACATCAGGCCCAGAAAGTGCAAGTCATGCACACGGTTTATCTATCGGTGCAGGCACTATTGTTTACGACGTAGGCTTAACCGCATTGGGTGCTTTGGTGGCCAACGCTGGGTGGGGTGGCGGAACAGTAAATGCAATCCAAAACAACAGTGTCAATCATAATCATACTGTGACCGTCCCTGCGCATACGCATTCAACACCAAATCATACTCACGCTTTAACCCCAAACATAACAACAGTGTATGGGATTTTTGAGGAGAGTGGTGGCAACACCTTGGCGCTTGCTGATTTGGTCATAAAACTTAACGGCGGAGCAGATTTGAATGCTGATGTAGTTGACATTGGCAATGGCTGGTATGAGCTTGATATCACCGAAGAATTAGTGGATGAAGTTTTTCGTCCAAGCCAAGAAAATAATGAAATTGCCATCACCACTTCCGTAGCAAAAACAGCGCGCATCGAAGGGCAGATCACTGTGCGCGGCGTGATACAGGCAGTGGCTTACGGATAAGGAGAAAAAAAATGAAAAAGAAAATATTATTCTGGTTGTTGATTTTCGCCGTGATTGTGAGCGGCAGTATTGCTACAGCGTCTAAAAAAGGTTGCAAAATGCAAACTGTACATCAAGGCATTGAAATTTTCACAGAAGCCAACCTTGCAACAAACTATGTCGTCACACTTTCAGCGGGTGACGTATTATATATATGTGGAGAATGAATTATGTCAACAAATTATCACACACCGATTCAAGAGGGCGCACCTGCAAATGCAGAAGAGTTTAATAACCCGCTTGCAGAAATAGATCAAGCCATCACCGATATTATGCTCACTGAAAAAGATGGTCATATTATTCAAAATGAAGGCAGTGATTTACCTCAACAGCAACGTTTGAATTTTAAAGGTGCTGGGGTTGTTGCTACCAATAACGCTGGTGCAAGCCGAACCGACATAACCATTGCGGGCGGTGTCACAGACCACGGCGCATTGACTGGTCTTGGTGATGATGATCATACTCAATATCACAACGACACCAGAGGCGATGCACGTTATCAAGTTAAGTACTTAGGAAAAACCACTGCACCTACAGTTAATGATGATAGTGCAGATGGATATTTAATTGGTGATCACTGGATAGATGAGACCAATGACAAAGAATATGTTTGTCTTGATAATAGTGTTGGTGCAGCTGTATGGACTGAAACGACCCAATCAGGTGCAAGTGTACTTGCGAATGCCGAAGGGCAAGGAAAGAATTACAAATTTGATGTTGCTATTACCGCGAATGATTTAGTTGTATCACTGAAAACGCTGGCAGGAACAAACCCGTCAGTGGGCGATCCTATTAAAATAGTAATTGGTGGCACAGAACGCACTATCTCTGCCGCACTATCTGTAACCCTTGCAGATGCTACGAATTGGTTTGGTTTTGGGAGTGCCGATAAAGCCGCTCTTGAACAAGATTTGTTTGTTTATTTGGGATATAACGCCACTGACGGCGTTACATTTGGTGTTTCACCAATTCCTTATGCCTCTAAATACAGTGATTTCTCTGTTACTAACACAAATGAGACCTATTGCAAAATATCAAACATCACCAATGCGGCGGCGAATGATCCTTATGTTGTGATTGGACGGATTGCCGCCACCCTCAGTGCAGGTCCAGGGTACACGTGGACTTCCACATCTCAATCAGCGCCAACTGCGGACAATACCAAAAACTATCCGATTTATGAAACCCGTAAATTATCTTTCAATGTGCAACCTACTAACATTACACTCGGTAATGGGACATGGGAAACATACTATCAACGAATTATGCGAAGAACAGTTTTAAGTGTCCGTCTAAATGCTGGTTCAACAACTACCATTGGTGGAAACGCAAGCATCGCATTACCGACGACTGCAAAACATGCACCAACGGGAGTAACGTATATGGCTGTTGGTAGCATTTCTATTGTAGATGCGGGTGTGTCTCTTTATTCAGGTATAGCTTTGCTTGAAAACACAACGTCTATGTCACTACGTGTAATCAATAGCTCTGCTACTTATGGGACTTTTGCCTATGTTACTTCGGGCGTTCCATTTACGATTGGTAATACCGACATTGTTCAAATTGATGCTGAGTATTGGAATTAGGAGACTAAAATGAAATTTACACTTAACCCCGATTTTCCAGATGCAAAGAAAGAAGATAAGTGGAATCAATTCCGTATCTGGCGTGATACACAATTGCGTTTGACGGATTGGACACAACTGCCTGATGCGCCATTAAATGAAGAAGAGAAAGAAGAATATCGGTTGTATCGAGATTTCTTGCGGAATGCACCTCAAAACTATAGTGATGTAGAGGATATTACTTTTGTGAAATTTGTGAGGTACTTCGATTACAAACTTGAATTCCTCAAAGAAAAAAGAAAATTATAGTGTTCAGCCAATTATTAAAGCAGGTGAGTGATGATAAATTGCCTTAGTGTTTTTTTTTACGAATTCTGTATTTGATTCTTAATCGCATCCAGCAGGCGCAAGAGCTCGGTCTTGTCTGTCACTTGCGAAGGGCATTTGGCGCAAATCAATAGTCATGTTTCCTAATTGAAGATGACGTTCTCGCTCTTCTTTCGTCATTTTTTTGAGAAGATTTTTCCAGTCTTCAAAATTTATCTCTTCACTTGGGTCTGCGGAAAGATGCCCGCAATACTGTAATTTCAGAAACATTAAAAACTCTTGATATTTTTATACAAATTTCAAAGCCAGGCGGGATTTTATCTTTGCGAGCTTTGCTGAGTGCAGAGTGAGAAAAGCCACCCCTTAAGGCAACTTCATAATCCGAGAAACCCAAAACGGTTTCTTGTTCATCTAACCAATCAATAAATTTCTGACCAGAATCCATAGACATATTATTGTGAGTAAAGAGAATTATCATATTTTTGTACGTCTCTTGGGAAACGAGTTTATGTCTACCTATTGACAATTAATTGAAACTGTTGTAGTATGTCTATAAATAGACGTAATTATGACTTTCTAAACAAAAGGACAGAACAATGGCAAAACTAATTAAAACAACTCCTAAGATTAAAAGCAAGTACAACAACATCCCTGTAATTGATGATGAATTCGATATCTACGGCAAAGTGAAAATGATTGCAGAGGCAAACAATCGCAGGATGGGCGACCAAATTCGGGTGTGGGTTGAAGCGGAACTTCCTAACTGTGAACATGAAAAAGTAGCGGTGACGGTGGAAACATTTCCAAATGCTACACAACTAAATTCTAAAGAAACTCGCAAGGCTTGGTTTTGTGCAACCTGTAATCGGGTGTATGTCAATTTGCCGATTTATCAAGATGCAATTGAGCTTCGTGAGGCGGTGCAGGCATGAAACCATTTTTGATTACGGCTCGCAAGCCAGAAAATTTTGAGCATCAGGTAAAGAGTGTATTGGGTTGCGGTTATGCAATTGATAACGCTCTGTTTGTGGCAGGTGGTTTGTTGTGTCAGTGGGTGAAGCCGATGCCGAATTATTACGAATGGAAGTTGGCGGTGGGGGTATCACTTGGTGATTTGCAAACAGAAGTTCAAAAGTATTGGGCTGAAGGTTTTGATTTTCTGTATAACCCGCTGTTGCATGAATCTGAGAATGTGTTTGTGCAGTGGGTGCAAAAGTGGAAGAGCCTGCCAGCAGATGCTTTGGTTTTGCAAGAAGAGCAGAAATTACTGGATGGCGTGCAGAGTGAAATTTCGGGCTTTAAGATGGTGGCGGACGTGCAACCCGTGCAGTTGGTGGAGTGGAAATAAATTAATCAAGGAGATTGAAATGCAAGCAGATGTGTATGTAAATGAAAACGAAATGCGATTGGTGTGGACTTGCCCAAAAGTAGAGGGGGTGCAATATGGTGCGTTTTTATTCAACACGAAGGAAGAAGCGCGTGGCACGTTGTTGAGATTGAAGCATGCTTTTCCTGAATATGTGATTTGGGTAGAAGACCGTGAGAGTAACAGGATTGATATTGGTGATAGCAGGGCGTAGTGACCCCTGATACGCATTCTCTTCTCCTCCGTGACCTTGCACTTGCCAGTTTGCCTAAGAAGTGCAAGGTCACAAGAAGAAAATAATAAAAGAAAGCAGAATTGGCTGTATATGCAGATGGTCGAGTTTGATAAGAAAAAACTTGACCTATGGGTGAACGGAAAACCGAAGAAAGTACCAAAAGGTTATGGTCTGCGCTATGAAGGTTTTATCAATCCACTTGCTTCTTATTTAGAAGCATGGGAACTAGATGCAACAAATTAATTTGATAGACCCGATTGCTTGGGTTGGTGAGGATCGGTTGGTGTTGAAGGACTGCACGCGGTATGGGTTACATAGGCGTGCGGTGGCAAGAAAAGGTGTGGAGCCAGATGTGGAAGCGTGGATGATGGCTTTCGAGAAAGAAGCCAACGGTGCTGAGCTTTCGGGCTGGTTGGTGAAGTTGGAAGAGCAAGATTTTTATGAATTATGGATTGTATGGAAGGACAAACCATGAAGAAAATAAGTTTTTTATTTATGTGGTTGGCTAGTTTGCTAGTTGCTGGTTTGCTGGTTGGGTGTGGGGTGGCAAGCGGTCAGCCATCAGCGGTCAGCACGGTGGACCCGTTTGTGGCGTTGGCGAATGAACAGGCAACGAATCAGGCATCGGAGCAAAAGATTGAATTGTTAAGCAGTCAGTTGACGGCTACGGCTGAAGCTCCGATTGTGGCGATGACACAGACCGCGGCAGATTTTGCGATGCTTAAACAATATGCTGAGGCAACGTCACAGGCGGGATTGATGACGCAAACGGCGGCGATGACGCAAACAGCACAAAGTTGGACTCCGACAGTTGTTCCAACCAACACTGCTAATTTAACATCTACGATGGCGGTGTTGGAGTTGAGTGCGACGGCGCAATCAATGGAGAATGCAGTGGCTCGAGAACGTTCGACGAATACAGTGCGTGCGATTGGGACGTACGCAGTGGCATTGGTTCTTTTGATTGTGGTGGTTATGTTTGCACTGGCTGGTGCATTTCGGATATCAAAGATTCAATCTAAGACCGATGAACGCGGTAAGGTGATGCCATTGTTAGATGTAGTGAATGGTGTGGTGGTGGATGTAGACCGATTGGCAAATGGTGCAGCGCAAATGACCCCTACTTATTTGAAACAATTACCAGTGGTGACACCTGAACGTCAGGCAGATGTCACAAACCGAGCGCAGTTGGTGGATATGTATACACGTCGCAACTCATCATCAGCGATGAAGCAATTGATGGCGAATCAACAACAGGTTTTGCCTAAGCCTCACTCCACGATGAGTGAGATTGAGTCTAAGTTGTTTCCTTTGCCGAGTTGGGATATCGCAAATGGATGGCAGAAAGAAAAAGATTTAATTCCATGTGGAAATTCAGGCAATGGTCTGGAGTATTGGAATTTACAACAACACCCGCACTTGGCTATCTTCGGGATGTCTGGGAGTGGGAAGAGTCGCCGAGGTTTGCGTCCGTTGGTGACGTTTATGTTGGCATCGAATCAACGGGTGATATTGATTGGCAAAGAGATTGACTTCTTGCCTTTTATTGGTCACCCGAACGTGGTGTTTATCCCTGTCTATGATTTGACTGAACGTGCCGAAGCCTTGAAATATGCAGAAGCGTTGGCGGCGTGTGTGGAAGAAAAAAATCGGCGCATTCGATATATGGCACAGCGTGGCGTTTCACTTTGGGAACATGAACGCACGAACATTGTGTTGGATGAATTAGGCAATGCCTTGATTGAGATGCCTGATGATTTAGAAGCAAGCACGATGAATAAAGCACGTTCGTTGGTAAATGAAGGTCGTAAGGCAGGCATGAGTTTGGTGTTCAGTGCGCAACGCCCGAAAGGGTTTGTGGATTTGACAACACAGTGTGGCAGGTTTGTCTTCTTTGTAGAAACTGATCAAGAGCGTGGGTATGCACTGGGGATGAAGGGTGCAGACCGATTGCCTGAAGTACCTGTTGGATATTTCTACAAGAAGACTGCTTCGTTACAACTGACTGGAGCATTTGAGCCGACAGATGATGAAATTCGGGCTTATTTGCGTGGTAGTTATGAAAAGCCACTGAGTAAAGCGGAGTGGATTGAAGGGTTGGTAAAGGGTGGGGAGCAGAGCCAACTTGCGGTTAATAATGAAGCGAGGTCTCTTCCAGAAGTGAACGAAGCGGTCAGTAGTCAGCAGTCAGCAGTCAGCCATCAGCGGAAAGCAGAAAGCAGAAAGCCAGAGTTTGACGCGGAGATTATCAAGAAGGCGGAGGAGTTGAGACCGCAGTGGCATCCGAAGATGAGTAAGAGTGCGATTGCACGTATGTTGTGGAATCGTGCGTATGGTGGTGATTTGGTTATGAAGGTTGAGCAGGTTTTGGGTTACCTCTCTACTACTACTTCTTCTACTACTGAAAAAGTGTCTGAAATGCCCAATTTTGAGGCTATTACAGCTTAGTAGTAGTAGTAGTAGTAGTAGTAGTAGTAGAAGTAGAACTTGACTTATTGAAACTGCGGTGGCGTAGTTGTGCCCCGATAGGAGAACATCATGGCGAGTAAAGATATGGGCAAGTTTTTGGTGTATGGTGCGGCGTTGTTTCAGGCGTATCACATGGGGCGTGCGTTTCATGTGTATGACCCGCATGGCTGGCATTTCTTCAACGTGAATTTTGGTGGCTTGATACTTGGTGCGGTTATGAATGTCATCGTGGCACAAGCATCACTGCGGTTGCCGAGTATTGCGGCTACGTTTGATTCGATGAAAGCGTTGATGCCGAAGTTGGGCAGTAAAGCCGACGATAAGCAAAAACGCAAATATGCCAAAGACCTAAAGAAGATGAATGAAGCCAAAACGCAAAACATCTATTCTCAAAGAGGCTTTGTGGTGTTGTTGGCTCTTTCGGTGGTGATGGTGGCACCCGCACTTTTTATTTTATGGTCTGAAACGCTGACTACTTTTCATTGGTCAATTATTGTGGTGATGGCGTTTGTTGGCGCAATTTCACCTGATGTGGCAATCGCGGTCGGTGGGTTTATTTCGGGTGAAGAGAAGCCGTCAGCGGTCAGCACTCAGAAGAAAAGCGACAAGCCCAGCAAGCAAGCCCTGCAAGTGACAAGCAAGCCTGCCAAGTTGCAGGGTGCAAGTGACAAGCAAGGTGTGCAAGTTGCAGGTGCAAGCACTGACAAGTTGCAGGTGCAAGTGACAAGCAAGCCTGACAAGCAACCTGTGCAAGATGAAGCCTTGCTTGCATATTGGCGCGTCAACCCGCAAGCAAGTGATGGTGATGTGGCGAAGCATTTTGGTAAAAGCAGACAGGCAATTCAACAACGCCGTGAGAAGTTAATCAAGAATGGTGTGATTGGTATGAATGCTGATGGTGTGGCATTTATGGGCGTTGATGTTTCTTCAGAGTTGAAGCAGGCGGTGAAGAAATGAGTGACAGCAACCCAGCACCATCAAGACTTATTCCAAACACATTTCAAACGCCAAACGCATTGGTAGATGATTTGATTATGTCTCTTATGACTGGCAACGAAACAAAGTGCTATTTAGTTATCGTGCGAAAAACATTTGGCTGGCATAAATCTGCCGACAGAATTGCGAAAAGCCAAATTATGGAATTGGCTGGTCTTGGAGAAACGGCTGTTGACGCATGTATGGATGCGTTAGTTGATTTTGGCTTGGTAGTGCGCTTGGCAGAGAATGACCCAAATTTCAATCATGGTGTTTTATGGGGTTTGCAAACCGATGAAAAAAAGATTGGCTGGGGTGCGTTGATGAAACGCGAGCAGGAAATTACGAAGCGAAATTCAGCCAAGATGCAGAAGGTCAGAAAGAATAAAGGTGGGGGTGGGGTTGTTGGTCAACCTGACCATGTTGAACAAGGTGGGGGTGGGGTTGTTGGTCAACCTACACAAAAGACACTATCAAAAGCCAATATTAATGATAATGATTCGCGCGACGAATTTTCAAGAATTTCAAAACTTTACGAGCAAGAGATTGGCGCACTGACACCATTGGTTGCTGACATGATTCGGGATGATTGCAAAACCTACCCAGCCGACTGGATTCCCGAAGCGATTGAAATTGCAGTAGCGCGCGGCGTGCGTAATTGGAAATTTGTGCGTGGCATTTTGAAAAATTGTAAAGATGCAGGTAAACGACCATCACTCAACAGATTGGAGAAACAAAATGGCAACAATAGCACAAGCAATTCAAAAGGCGCAAAACCCAAACGACCCGCGCCAACAAACAATACCCAACCTAGCGAAGCAGACATTGCCGCCGCAGAGCGAGTCAAAGCCAAACAACGTGCTCAAGCAAGTGTGCAGTGATTGCAATAGCACAGGGTATTTTCGGTACGATGTTGACAGAGAACATCCGCTCTTTGGTAAAAGTTTTCCATGCCAAACTTGCAACAAAGATGCAGTGGCTGAAAGCACAGGATTAAATCCGCTGGAACGAAAGATAACGTTTTCAGACATTGATGTTGATGGCAGACAAGGTGCAGGCAAGATGCTGAAATCAGCAAAAGAATTCATGCTCAGCAAAACTGGTTTTCTGACCATACACGGTGGTTTCGGTAATGGCAAAACGACTTTGTTAAAAGCCATCATCAACGAGTGCGTCAATCAGGGCGTTTCTGCAAGATATATCACCATGACCGAAGTGATGAACTATGCCCGTGAAGCCTTTGAAAATACACGGCAAGGTGACACAGATTACGGGCGCATTACCAAATTGGCACAAGTGCAAGTGCTGGTGATAGACGAAGTAGATAAAGCCAGAGTGACAGATTATGCGCGTGAAGTGCAAACTCATTTGTTTGATGTGCGCTATCGCAAAAGCCATTTGGTAGGCACGGTGGTGGCATGGAACGGTGATTTCAACGCAATTGATTTGCCGTGGGTGTTGAGCCGATTAAGTCAATTCACAGTTGTTGAGAATAACGATACTGACATGAGACCTTTGTTAGGAGAAAAGCGATGACCACCTTATTACACAATATTGATGATGTGCGAGCGGAGATCATGCGCCTCGAATCCGCGCCGAAGTTTGATGCTGTTGCATGGGCAAAAGTACTAGATGATTTAGAGTCCGCTGGGCGTGTGGCGGGTTTGGCAGATGTAAAGCGTAGGATGGAAACGGCGCGGGAGAATCAGTACAGCATGGTCTTGTATTGGGGTTGTGTTTATTGCGGAACAGGAAACTCGGCGGTAAATGATATTTGCGCCGACTGTAAAAAGCCCCGAACCATTCAACCTTGCCCGTCTTGCAATGGTTATGGAACATTCCAAGATCAAGAAGCAGAGGCAATCGGTCTTTGTCCTGATTGTGATGGCACGGGAGGTGTGTGATGGCAGAGATTATCGAACTCTACGTTGATGGCGGGGGATTTGAGATATCAAGTGAAAGAGGAGGTCGTTTGTGAAAAATAACCCTATTCCAATCACAAGACCTGATTTGACAGATTACCGTGTTTATATTGAAGTTTTGTTGGAGAGGTTAAATGAGGATAGTGTTTATAAAATGTCTATTGAAGATTTGATGAAGTTGTTAATTGAGAAGGCAATGAAGGAGTATTGCCCTGATTTTGTGATTGTTCGGAAAAGAAAGCGGTATGAGACATGGAAGTTTTGATTATGAAAATTTTTATGTACATTCCGTTCAATACATAGTTGGGCGTCACTTTTCAAAAGGAGAAGTCATGATGCAAAAATACGATGATAGCGATGTGTTTGATGAGCGTCTTTTGGATTGCTCATTTTGCGGAGATAAGTTTTTCGGCTTGCCAGATATGCATTTGTTTGGTTGGGATGACAATTCGCCGATGTTTATTTGTCCGTCGTGCGAAGACGCCCAACAATGCTTGCACGCAGACGCGGGGGATTCTGCGGCTTTAGAAGATGAATCTACACCCGAAGTTTTATCCCCATCACAGGCGGACTCTCATCCCGCCCCGCGCTGGTAAAGCCATCCGTTAGGTGCTACCATGAAAAAATTTGTCGAGAATACCGAAAGTGATATTTTGTGTCCACAATGCGACCCGCCGCGAAAGTTGATTGTCAAAACAAATCGCAATAATGGCAATCAGTTTCTCGGTTGCCCGAATTACCCCGATTGCAATTACACGCGGGGCATCCCAGAAGAGTGGATAATGCGTGCGAATGGTCAACCGAGTTTGTTTGATGTT